CCTGCTTCGCGAGACCTTCCTGCTCAAGACGGGAGACGATCCCGACCTCGACGCCTCCGTGCCGCGCCAGGAGCAACGCAAGGCTGCGCCGGCACCTTCCGCTCCGGCCGCCCAGGGACCTCCCCCCGATGGCCCCCAGGGTGCCGGGGGCGATGCCCAGGACTGTCCGTCCTGCGGCAATCAAGGCGTCACGCGCCGCTTCTGGAATCCAGGCGAGCGTTCTCCCGACCTTGAGTGCGCCTCCGGATGCGCCGAGGAGTACAAGGGCAAGTCGCGACCGAAGAGTTGGTGGAGCGTCACGCGGGGCGGGCCGGCGAAGTCGAAGGCTGCCATCAACGCACAGGCACCGCTTGCCCCAGACGACGACATCCCGTTCTAGGAGGACCCGATGGTCTGGAGAGTGAAACAAGTCCGCAACTCGCTCCCCACGGAGCGAGCGTTGATCACGGCCGAGGAAGAAGCGCCCTATGCGCCGGGCCTGATCTGCCGCCTCGACAGCTTGGCCGAGATCGAGTTGGACGAAGAAGAAACGCAGGCACTCGTCGGATCGCTCAAGGTCGGCGACCTGTTAGAACACCCGCTCGACTGGCGATGCGAGATGAAGGTGACGTGTTCGCATAGTTTCGTGGAACCGCAGTCCGGCAAGTGTCGATCCTGCGGATGGCACGGCGAGCCGCCGCACAGGCCGAGAGAGACATGGAACGGCGATATTCGCATCCGCCCCCGAGAGGACGGCAGGGTGGTCCCGAAGGGATGACCGGAGAAACGGGGCCCGCCGCCTTCGCCCTGCTATGCCTCGGGACGGTCGCCAAACTCGCCCTGGCCGTCTGGATCGTCGCAAGTCAGGCGCAGTAGGCGGCCGACGCTGCACGCGTCGACGTGCGCCGGTAGCAGCGCGGCGCAGTTAGGACACCGCCCAGGCGACGATGTCGCCATCACCAGCAACGACGCCAACGCATGCCGCATCTGGTGAGCGGTCGCCGAGACGCATTCCATGTCGGCCCCGAGCGCCTCGGCCGCCTGCACCTTTGGGCATATCTCGGTGCCGCACACCTCGCGCACAGCCCGAAAGGCGCGACGTTTCAGCGAAGGAAAGCCCACAGCAGCGTCAGCAAAAGCCCTACAGCGACGCCGATCCCGCCCTCGACGCCTGAGGGGAGCGGCGACTGTTCGACCACGACGCATTCGCCGGAGGTCACGACCTTCGCCTTCGCCGCCATCGCCTCAAGGTAGTCCCACTCCAGGCAGCCGCAGTCGTCGTCGCTGCGTTGTTCGCAGGATTTCGGATCCACTACTCCTCGTCGTCGGCGTCGTCCCCGAGCGCCTCGGCCTTCAGCGCCGCAATTCGATCCGCCGGGCTCAAGCCTTCCGTGTCGGCGATGATGCCCTCACGCACGGCCTCAATCTTCGCCTTTGTGCGCTCCTTCCCGACGTCAGCAAGCCCCTGGCCGGCAATCTGCACGCCGAACAGGCCGAGAATGCCGTAGATCGTCTGCTGGTCGACACCCAGGTGGTCGCAGACCGCGGCGATGACCCCGCCGAGGATCGCCGACCAGAATTTCCTACTTGCCAGTAGCCCCCTAATCGCTCCCATGATGCGCCTCCCTCTCTCTCAAAGCCCGCATTATGCGGTCGAATTGCTGCGTTTGCCGCGTCTCGATCCGCTCGACCGTCGACCGGATCTCCTTGATCTGCTGACCTTGTACCGCGATCTCGCGCTCTGCCACCTCGACGCGGTCGGCCTTGGCCTCCACGCGCTTCAAGTCAGCCGCCGAAGGGATCAGCCCAAAGCCGATAGCAAGCGCAGCGCCCGCTCCGACGATGCCTATCACGCCGCCCCAGGTTCCTACCGCGTCGCTGCTCACTGGTGATCCTCCCTCGCTGCTATCGCCGCGTAATGCTGCCGCATTTCGCCGAGGCCGGTCTGGATGCTTTCAGCGATGCGCTCAAGCATCTCCTTGCGTTCAACCTCGTACTGGCGGAGGACAGCGTCATAGCGGTCCCGAAGTTTTTCCTCGTCTGTCTCTCGCTTTTCGTCCAGTTCGCGGATCTGCGCTTGGAATTTCTCCACCAACTCGTCGTGCTTCACGCCCGCCTGCTTGTTCTGGATCGCCATCCAGACAGCAAACGCCGCAAGGGGTCCAGCCTCCGTCAGCAGGGAGATCAATTCAGGCATCAGGGCTCCCCGTCATGAGGCGGCAGGTCTTTTGCCATCGTCGTTACGATCTTGCAACGCTTGCACTCGATCGCCGCAGCATGGCGCAAGTGCTTGGCAAGCGGGTCTTCTTCCAAGTTGTAGGTGCAGTCGCAGACGGTGTCCCGCCTCATCGTGGCCTCAAAAGCCCAAAGCTCCGCTTCCTCGGCGACCTGCTGGGCTGCAAGGGCGGCGGCGCTGGCCTCGCTCGCACGGGCCTCCGCATCGAGGGCGTCCAGACTGACGACCCAGAGGGCGTACCCAAGCAGGGAGATGGCTATGAGGGCAAGGACGTCACGCAAGAGCCAGCCTCCGGGCCCCCCCGTTCCAACGGGCTCTACGCCCGCGGCAGTCTACATGCACGAAACGGACGCTGCCGTCCTTCCGGAGATACAGCGCCAAGCCACCCGGAGGAAGCCGACGATCCGCCTGCATCTCCTTCGCCACGTCGTAGATACGCAAGGTCTGCGCCTCGGTAGGGCCCCGCAGGTCGAGGGCACAACCGGCCATATGCTGCGATGTGCGAGCACCGCCCACACGCCTGTTCATGTCAGGTGAACGCACACCACCGCCGGCAAGCACCGTGAGCGGGAAGCCCAACTCGTCGCGCAGGGGTTGGAACATCCGCGCAGCCATGGACTCGACCGCATCTCGCACGTCGGCGGGGAGGTCGGCAACCGTGTCGTATCCGGAGCCGCGAAGGATCTCCCCCCACGTCAGGTTGGGGGCGAGATTCATCAGTCTTCCTCCACCAATCCGGCCTTCAAGGTGGCGTTGGAAAGACTCGACAGCAGGACCACAACCGTTGTTGCGTTTGACGAACCGACCTTCAAAGCCAGAGAGGTCGTCACCTTCCCGGCGAGCGGCTGGCCGGTGTACGCACAGACATCGTCATCGTCGGCGTGGGGAAAGACTGCCAGGATTTCACTGGGAGCCGACATCGCTAACTCCTGTCCATGGGGATATGAGCGAAGATGAAGTCAACATTGAGATCCTTCGCCGATCCGCCGGTCGTGGACCCAATACCCATGACAGGCTGGCAAGTTGACCCGGTCGCTGGGAAGTTCGACGTCGTCAGCGTCCCGACCAGAGCCCCACCCGAGTAGCATCGCAGCGTCGTAGCGTTGACCCTGTCGAACCAGTACGTCTTGTAGGCAGTCGTCGTCGCTGCGCCAAGTGACAGAACGTCCTCACTGCCGGAGCCAGAGCCATTCTTCGACACGACATAGACGTTCCCATCTATCGCCGAATCATAACGAACACCCAGGAACTTCGTTGCGTTGCCCTGGATTGGCACCGACGACGAGTTTGAAGCGAACCCAGCCCAGAATCGCGTATCGCTGGTGCCTTCCGGCAGAACGCGAAAGCCAAACCGCATCCCCACCGACATTTCGGCGAACGATTGCGCTTCCGCTGTACGCGTTACGCAGTAGTCGCTGTTGGCGTTCCCCCGAAGCCCCCGGACCCCAAACCCTCCCGTTGTCGTCGGAATGGTATTGAGCGCCGCCCCCCCGCTGCCACTCATCGAGACTCCGAGCCACCCGAGATCCCCGATCTCACCGTCCTCCGTGGATCCAGCGTGAAAGTCATCGAGAAGCGTGACGAACCGCATCGGATCGGTCTCGTACAGGGGCGTGCGAATGATGCGCCGACTCATCTTCAGACTCCGATGTTCTGTACTTCAGCCGACTTCTCGCCGGTCAGGAAGCACTCCACGTCAGCAGCCGCACCGTCCGTGACCATCCACACGCGCTCGTCACGACCGCAAAGCGGGATCGGGGCGTTGTCGCTCACGTCCGTGCCGCCGTCAGGCACCAACAACATCGACTTCCGCGCCGTCCCCACGTACAGGCGCGTCGCCAAGGCAGCGGATGCGGAAGGAGCGTCGCCGTTGATGTAGCGCAGCACGTACTGCCCGATCAGCCGAGTGTCCACCCCGTTCACGTCCCCATCCTCGTAGGCGGTCCAGTCGTCGGGGATGGCGAAGACGATGGCGTACTCCTGCGCCGCCAAGCCAAGGTCCACCGCAGGACTCAGCAGGGTCACGTTCGTCCAGCCCGACCCGTTCCAGTATTGGTAGAAGTGCTTGGACGAAGCCGTACCCAACGCCGTTCCGCCGTTGTTGTAGGCAGTCCCCACGTCGACCACCAGGCAGTTCCACTTGCGGTCGGCACCGACGAGGAAACCGTCGTCGTTCGTGGTCGTGCCCATCGCAAAGTCGTTCGCCCCGGCGTCCTTCGCGTCGTCCGTGTCGTCCGAGTAGGTGGTCGACGCAGCCACGAACTGACCGGCAGACCAGACGTCGAACTCCCCGTCCCCCGTGGCGTCCGACAACCGCCCACCAAGCCACACGCGCTTGTCAGCGCCCGACTCGTTGCGGACCTGCACCTCCCACGCCACGATCCCCGCCGGATCGTCCGACGTGTCGTCGTAGGTGTAGTCCGTGATGTCTGCGTGGCAGTCGTTGGCGGCGGTCTTGTTGCCGTTGACGACGAAGTTCGCGATGTCCGGACCGACCGAGGTCACTCGACCGGGGCGGATCGCCAAACGAGGGGGGTTGGGCATGCTGGGCTCCTAACTCACGCCATGTCAGTCGCCAGGGATGATCCCCAGCGGATTTCTTGCAACCGATGCTAACGGACCCTCCTCCAATTTGCGAAGAGCATCCGTCTCGGCACGCAACGGATTGTTGGGCATCAGGGAAATGCCAGCCGCCTCACGAAGGCGGCGAAAGGGCATCTGTTCAGCCTGGTAAGGATCATCCCTCTCCTGGGCGAAGACGCGACCGTAGGCAACAAGGTGTGGAAACAGCTTGCGATACGCCATGACAACGGCGGTCGGGACGACTGGATAGGACCCTCCGGTCGGCGTCGGCAGTCGGTCCGTGACGCCAGCCTTGTCAAGTAGCCACTTCAGGCCAGGGTCCGGCTCCATATAGGTGCCTTTGATCTTTCGACCCGTAAGCGGACTGCGGTAGTCGTATGTTCCAAGCGCCGCTGCGCTCAACTTGAGAATGTCCCACAGGGGGCTGACCCTGTCGAAGATTTCAGGGTCTCCACCTTCGCCTGGCCTTCCAGGCACGCCGAACAGGTTCACGTCGGTCATCGAAAGACCAAGATTCCAAAAGACCGGCGACCCCTGTTCCGTCTGCGTAGGCAGACGCCATGCCCACAGATCATCCATGTAGTCCCTGACAGCACCGATGGGACCGAACTCGTGGTCTGCCCTGGCCTCGACCGCCCGCTTCGCCTTGCCAAGGGCCAGATACTTGCCAGGCTGATCGAGCATACTCCTGATCTGTGCAGGCAGGTTTTTCCGAGAGAAGGTGTAGAAGGGCATGATTCGACGCGCCGCTTCCCGCTCAAACCGGGTCAGATCCTTATAGTCGAACAACGCCAACTTGACGCTTCTGGCTGCATCATCGACAGCCTCCCCAGCCTTGAGCCTGTCCACAAACAGCGCCATGCGCCGTATGTTTTCATTCCAGCGCGCAAGATTTCCTGTTGACTTCAACAGAAACCCATGCGTTCCAAAGACAGGGTTGTCCTGCGACCAGAACTTCACCGTCTTTGCGACCATCTCCCGCGGATCCCATTGCTTCGCAAACTGCATGCTTTCGGGGAGGTCGGTGGCAAGTTCCGCAGAAACAAACGACTTGTCCGCGATCCCTGTGCGGATAGCTGCACGGTAGACATCCGCATAGGTGATCTCTCTGCCGTCGACGGTGCGGATCTTTCGTTCCGCCACATCCTTCGCCAGCCGCACATGTAGAGCATCCCGGCGTTTGTCGAGGTACTTTCGGCCCTTTGCCCAAACACCCTTGCGAGGCTTCCGGAGCGCACGTTCAGTGGCCAGCACCGGCAGGTCCTCCTCCAAGTGGCGCAGCATCCCGATCCGCACTGCCTCTTCATACGTCACCGGATTGTGGTTGAACCCCGCCATGTGCATCCGGACCCCGTCATCAATCCAGTTGCGGATGTTGTAAAAGGCAGCACGGGCGTGCGTTGCATAGGACTTCCATCGACCCATGAAGCCGTCGACGGTGCGGAACATCTTTTCAAGGACTCCGGGGTCGTGCATCGAAATGGCGCGGTCCAGATAGTCTGCGACCTCGTCCCGAACAAGGTAGACCTCCCCGGTGATCGGGTGGATCTTTTCCCCCCAATCAGCGCCCTTTGCGGAATATTTCCCGTAGTCGTGGTGGGTGACGGTGTTCGGGTGACGCAACCGAGAGACGGGCCGTGCCCACCGGCGGTCGCCAAAGACCAGATCGGCGACGGCTGCCTTCTCCTTGAACCTTATGTGGGCATATGTCCTGGCAGCGAGAGACTGCATGAGGTCGTCGGAAGGGTTCTGCATCGCTTCGTAATTCTCGACCACGTCGAGGAACGTGCGGTGCTTCCCTGGCGCTTCACCCGCTGCGCCCGGGGCCACCTCGACCCGCCTGCGGATCATGTTCCGATCTCGGATGTAGTGCATGAAGTAGTTTTCAAGTTCTTCCGGAGCGCGAGCCATAACCTTCTGGTACGCATCCTTGGCAGAAGATGCAGCGTCCCTCTTGGAGAGTCCGGAGCGAATCGACGCCTCCCTAACCCGCTTTGCAGCCTGTGTGGCAAACGACTTGAAAATCTTGCGTTCACTCTGAAGCATCCTGTCAAGGGTGGACTCGTTATGCTTCAGCATGATGGCGACACGATCGGAGAGGCTGTCCATCAACTCCGAATACGCGCCAGTGTCCTTGAAGATGGCAGACTGGGCCTTTCCCATGGCTGTTCTCGCCAACTGATCCGCCATGTCCTCGGCCATACCGTTCTGGACGAAGGCCCCCTGGACATAGCGGTGGAAGTCTTCTGCAACCTCCACCTCCAGGGCAGAAAGAGCCCTGGATTCCAGCGGATCATCCGCTTGCTTCATGAGATCGGCGGCCGATTCATAGCCAAGATCCCGAGCAGTGTCCTTCAGAAGACGACGGCCCCGTATGACGGCGTTTGCATATCCTCGGCGAAGGATGTTGGTCGCCTCCAGATCGTTAGCTTCGATGTCCGGAAGGTCGAAGATGCCCTCGTCCATTCGCTGCGTGGAGGCGCGATAGGGGGAGTTGAGGACGGCCTGACCGAATTGCCGTTCGGCGTCTTCCGCCAACCCTGGTTTTTTTGAATAGTCCACCAATTCGCCGAGGCCCATATGGAATGGATCCGGCACCCCTTTTCGGCCGCCTGGGGACGAGGTCAACTTCCGAGCAACACGCGCCAACTGGCCAATAACCACGCCGCGCTCATGCTCAAACGGATCTCGGACGATCCGAGAATCCTCGTAGAACTCAAGCGCCCCGTCCCACCCACGGAAACCGCCTTCAAGGTCTGTTCTGAAAGCCCGTCCAACTGCATTGATCGCATCAAGGGCGGATTTGCGCTCCCTGTTCAACGGAGCCTTGACCGGAACCCCGGGTATCTTGGATGCAATGTCCTGCGCCACGTCGACAACGGCACCCGGTTTCAAGGCTCCAAGTATGTCTTCCCCTATCTCCTTACCCTTTTGCAGGGTCTTGGCCGAGACGACCTCCACCCTCGGGGTCAACGGCAACCCAACCCTGATGCCTGTCTCTCCCCAGGATTCTCCGAGTGCATCCAACTGTTTGCCGGCTTGCTCGCCGAAGAGGTCCACCAGGCGTTCCCTGACCGCACCTCTGGCCTTCCTGACGCTACCTGCGCCATGGATGTCATCGGTTATCTGCCGGGCCAAAGAAGCGGTCTGAACGTCCAGTTCCTTCCCGACCACCCCAAGGCCGCGCATGATCCGCCGACCCACGCCTACCGACTTCAGACCTCCCCCGATCAGTGCAGCCTGGTGCGTGGCTAGCAACGCCTTTGGGGCACCTCCAGCGCCGGCAACAAGGAAAGCCGGATCTGCCAGCGAAAACACAAAACCACCCACAATGTGCTTCCAGTCACTAGGGTCCCCACCGACCTTGTTCTTCACAAAGGACTGGTAGGCGGCGAAGTTGTCCCTCGGCGCAACTCCCGGTTGCCAAGAGGGCAGCGGTACAGCCTTCCCCATGTACTCAAACACATCCGCTGGTCGACCCTCACTCCACGCCATCGCCGGAGCCGCCACAAGAATACGGGCAGGGGTCTCTGCGATGTCCATACCTGTGGACAGTGCCGTTGGGCGGCGAACGCTTACTTCCCCCGGGGGTGTGAACTTCGGACGAAACATCTCTTGGACTTCGCTCGCCAACCCGGTTGGAGACCTTCCGGTAGGGAGAGCAAACGTCGCCCCCGTCTTGGCAAGACTGCCGGCCTTCTCCCAGAAAGAGGGTTCATCGGTGTCGAGGCCCTGGGCCACACCGGGGACACCCATGCGCGCCGCGCTTCTTGCGGCCTCGGCAATCTCGGGGTCCTGCTCGACCATCGGGACGGTGCCAGGCATGGGTTCCGCCCACAGACCACGGGCAATGAGCCGGTTGACGTTCTCCAGTTTGTCAGAGCGAAGGGCCTCGCCCATAGCGATCCGGCGAGCCTCCTCGGCGGCACGAATGCCGGCGTCTTCGTCCTCAAGGAACGCCTTGAACGGGTCGCTTTCGTGGGCCAAACTCTCGGGGTTCCTGAGGAACGCCTTGAACGGGTCGCTTTCGTGGCGACGGCGTTCAGACTTATCAGCGGCCTCTTGCGCTAGAAATTCTGCAAAAGGATCTGCCATAAGCCTAATCCGACTGCGAGGGAAGGGGCGTGATCATCAGGGTTTCAGGAACCCGCTGATGACTTCCCGTCGTCTTTCAGGCGGAAGACGCGAAGCTCGACGCAGTAGGCTCTGAACCGACGGAGAGATTGACTTCCACCCCGGGGACGCAGCGAACTTGCTGATGAACTCCATCGCCTCGACTTGTGTGTCGAAATCATGGAACTTCTGCATGAATTCCTTGGAAGCGTCGCTACCGCCATCGACGTCGCCCATCGCAGCGGCGACCAATCTTTTCGGGAGGCCGCTATAGGACAGTCTGGCGTCCATGTCTTCAATATCGGACACAAGCGAAGCAGCCTCCTCTTCGTAGGGGGCGCGAACTCTCGGGTCGTAGGTGTTCTTCAGAAGCTGGCGGATCTGCGCCAGCCTGGTGTGCTTCTTACTGAACCGCTTGTCGTTAGCCCGCGCTTCGGCCTTGGCGATGGCATCCTCGATGCGATCACTCAGGTATTGATCGAACATCCTGCCGACATCGGCAGGATCAGTCTCGCCATAGACGGACGAGTAAACCCTTACGAAGCCGGCACGGTCGCCTCGCTTCAACGCAGGGGTCAGGCGCCTGGACGCTGCTTCTGGCTGGGGACCACGAACCGTACGACCCGCCCTTGCACGCTTTAGTTGCTGCTCCCTCATCGCCGCCAATCCCCTCTTTACGGAGATGACCACGGCATCTTCGGACACAGGGGGGGCCCCCTTTGTGTCCATCTGAAAGATGAGTCCAGCCCCCTCTCCTGTCGGATCCGCCATAAGCGCCTCACGCAAATGGCCGGCGGCAGTGCGCCCTGAAGCACGCCTCCTCTTGACGCGTTCCTCCCTCTTCTCCCGCTCGATACGCTTCTTCGTCAAAGCGTAGAAAGAGTCTGACGGGGCCGGAACATCCCTTGTCCCAACCACCTGTCCAGTGGGTCTCGCTTCCTGCCAAGGGGTCATTACGCCGAGCCCAGAAACCTCCTCATAGCCAGGAGGCGCACCTCCTTCCTCCCTCGTGACCCACGCACTTGTCCCCCATCTAGGGTCTCGTTCGTGTCTCGGAGACACGCCCATGTCCGGACTGGCCGGAGCCCCCGACGCCGATGGCCCGAGATAAGGGGCTGAGATGGTGGGCAAAGGCTCTGTGCGGGGGGGGTGCCCCAACTCCTTCGACCAAAGCACAGGAGGCTCCTCGCCACCTCGCCAGGGAAGCAAGTCCGCCGCACCGGCCGGACCCACAGGCAGCACCTCCGTTCCGTAAATCGGCAGTTCGCGAGGTCCGAGTTCTTCGATGGGGATCGACGGAAGGCCGCGGCGACGACGATATTCTTCCTCGGCAGCGGCGGCTGTCTCCAAGGTCCCCGTCGTCAACTGCCTCAAACGCAGATCCTCCGCAGCCTGCCGCTGCTGTTCCGCGTACCTAGCAGCCTCCAATTCCAATCCGGCCTCGTACCGGCGGCGGTTCTCAGCGCGCACGCCTTCCCGCTCCTGACGGGCTCGACGCTCTTGGGTCATAGAGCGCAGAACCTTCGTAACAGGACCGAAGAGCAGTTGCCCTGCGTTGATCGGGGCGTAAGGAGAAGCCATGCTTTTACACCGAGCCCCCACCACTTGCCCCGCCGAGGGTGTCGTAGGCACTCAAACCAAACCCGGCGGCTGCGCCAATGATGCCTAGCGTCATCTGCAATTCAGCAAGGGCCGCTGCCGCCTCTTGGTCGTTCAACCCCATCTCGGCTGCCATCATCTTCCACTGGTTCGCAAAGTCGCGATCCATGATGCCAGCTTCCAGGCCCATTCCTCTCGCCAACTGGTCGAGATACTGCGCCCTCTCCCCCACACGCGCCTGATAGGCGGCGGCTTCCGCCTGGGTCCTCATCCGGTTTTCAAGTTCTCCTTGCTCCGTCGCAGCGCGCCGGCCGGCTCCAACACCGGCCCTGGCAGTCATGCCGCGACGGGCAAACTCGCTGCCCGCTCGCTGGCCAAGACCCCTCATCTTCTGGGTCACTTGGTCTTGAAGGCTGCGATACAGCGGGGTCGCCTTGTAACCGGCCCCCAGGTCCCCGCCGGCCAACCCTGATTGCAACATGTCCCGGTAGGCTTGCATGTAGGGAGAAGGAGCACCGTGATCGCCCCGTTGAAAAGCCCTCAAGCGGGCACGGTTCCTGAGGGCCGCAACCTCCGAGGGCGACGCTGCGAACGGATTGATCCAACTCCCACCGGACGGTCCCGCATAACTGTACGCCTCGGCAGGCCGCCACTCCTGTTCACCGGGGCCGCGACTTTCCCAACCATCGGCTGTCTTGCGGAAGGTCGTCATCCCGCTTCCGTTTGCCATCTCGTCCTCCTACGTCTGGTGCGTTGCTTTGCAATGCACCCAGATGTGCGGGTCCGTTACGCCGTGGGTGGCCACGCTGTCCGTGCCCACCCGGATCTCAAGAGTCTGCGAGGTCGTCATCGCCTGCGACATTCCGCTGCTGCTCACGATATTGCCCGATGTGAACGTCAGCGGAGATCCAATGGCGGATCCTGCCACGAACAACTGCGCCGTGTTGTTGCGGGTTGTCGGAGCACCCTGCTGCGACGTCCGGCAGTAGATTGAGATGCCGATTGCCGTGGCGTTCACCGGGATCTGAAAAGGCGTGTTCAGCGTGTTCTGGTTGGCGTCGACGCCAGGGACAGCCGTGGCGAACTCCGAAGTCACCATCGGACTTGTCGTACAGGCGCTCAGTGCATCGGGAGAGTTGACGGGCTTGACGAGCACCGAGAAATCGGCGTTGGGAGCGGCCAGTTTCGCAGTGGTGACCGACCCGTTCTCGATGTTCGCTGCGTCGATGTCGCCGTTCACCACACCCGTGATGTCGGTCTTCATCTGCTCAAGCAACGTGTGCGTAAGCGTCTCGCCGTTCGTGAACGTGTGTGACCAAACGATGTTTGCCACGACTATCTCCCCGGATCGTTGAAACCGGCCCCGCCGCCGGACGCACCGGCAGTGGACAAAGCTCCAGCGGTATTCGTAAGCGTGGCCGCGACTTGCAACTTGCGGTTGCCCGTAGTCGTCAGGATCTCCACATCACCGGACCTGTTGACACGCAAGACCGCATAATGCGCCGTGAAAGGGTTGGTCAAGACCACATCCTGACCGAACGCCGCCATCAACTGCGACCTCTGCTCCTCTGAAAAGCTAGAAAAGTCAGGAGCTTGAGCCTTTCTCCAACTACTGCTCATCGGTTCAATCCAAGTTCCAGGGTGTCGATATTCACGCCTCGGATGTCAAAACTCTTGGCACCCGGGGATGCCTCGGTTTGGAACCCCACCCTACCATATCGACCGACCCCGTTACTGTGAATGTCAAGCCTTTTGTGGTGGTCTTCGGCGTCCCCCAGACGGTCTGTACCCAGCACGAAAGCCCCGAGAGCAGCCCCGCCCGAATCGCTATCCGGAGCAAAGGACACCGACTGACCTGTCCCGACAACAACGCTGGAGAATGGCTGTTCGTCCCGTCTCCACCAGCCGGTAATGTTGGCGGCACTCGTTGGACGTATCATGGGGCGCAAGTAGCGCCACCTGTTCACCGACGTCCGAGAATACTCCACCGGTCCGCTCTCCCAGCGAGACCTGAACATCAGCGATGTGGCACCCTGTTCGTCCTCTGCCGATCCTATATCCAGCCTCTCATAACCAGGCTTTCCGTCTGTTGCTATGGACACGCCGTACAGTTCGCCAGCCCATCCGCTCGACGCAAACCCACCCCACCGCTTACGTTGACCTCCGTCGCTCCAGGCACCTGACTGATATTCAAAGATCGACCAGGCGGGGCGGCCTCGATACCCATTCCTATAGTCCATAACGAAGGTTCGGGTCGGAGCGTCACCGGATGCCGGAATGGAAACCCAAACCTGTTGCTTCAGCGGGTAATGAACAGCATGAGCACCACCGACATCGCCGGACTGAATGGCCTCTCGCATAGTGCGGCTGATCGGCTCTGAAAGATGATGCAGGGTCTTCCCGTCGAAGCCGTAAAAACCATCATGGGACAAAAACAAAACCATGCCCATCGCATTGTCGATGATGGTCGAATGGGCAACACAACCGCGGTCCGAGATGACTTGGCGATAGGTATAGAGACCGCCTGATTCGATCCGGAACAACGAGACCGAAGACCTGCGGAAGACAACGACATTGTCGTGCTTCGACGCCAAACCAGTGACCGGACCCGGATCCGTTCCGGAAGGAGGCACAATATTGTCGATGCACCAACCCCTCAGGTCTCCGAGATTGCTGTACCAGAGCAGTGACTCCTGACCAGTTACCGGTACCGGCAACTGACGAAGATTGGCCAAAACCAACCGATTGCTGCTCTGCCGGCAAAAACGAGCCCGCACATCGCCGGTGTACCAACTACCTGCCAAGTCTCCAGGGTCGTCGGCAAATGGGGATGGGTTGACAACCCCACCGTGATAGGGGTTGGCGTTTCGGTCTATGCCCGAGACGCCCTGAAACGCTGGTGCGCCCCCAACAAGCGTACTCCTGAAAACGGACGGAGCATTGCCAATCCAGTGGTCCGTGCAAACCACCAGTGTGGGGTCGGCACGGTTTGTCTCCTGAAACAGACAGGCATCCCACCGGCTTGATGGTTCTTCGTTGGTGAGTGCGTTCGGAGCGGTCAACTGGAAGGACCCGGCAGGGGCTCCAGCAGCAGCGAAGTTCGATTGCCACCTGACGAGTAATCGTTCCTCGTCCTGTTCGGCACCAGCCGTAGGAACCAGTCCAACCGCCGTAAGGTGCCCGAAGGTGTTGCCAGAAAAGGTTTTGACGAGCTTCACGGTTGCAGAACGCGCAGTACCTCCGCCGTCCTGATAGAACGCAGCGGAAATCATGCTGGTTCCGCGACGCGTCGAAACGCCGCCATTGCAGAACTCGACGTTCAAAGCCTGGGTGGAATGCTCCGGGGTCGCGTGCTCCGGAAAGTCGGTCAGACCCCTCGTCGGGGGTCCGATCGAAAGAGTCCGGCGACGACCCGCCACCGCCTACTCGCCGGCCTTCTTCGCAGCGTTCTTCGCCTTTCGCTTGGCGTGATACGCAGCCTGGCCCTCGCTCTTGCCCGAAGCCATGTGCGCCGCCTTCGTCTCCTCAAAGACCTGGGCGTACACGGCGTCTCGGTCGCTGATCTCCCGGCTCATCTCCTGCCCACGCTCCGCACGCTGCTCATGGGCCTCCCGACCCGCACCGCCACGCATCGTGACCGCCATCCCCGAGGCGGAGGCCGTCTCGGCGTCCGCTTCCGTGTAGATGTTCGACTTCGTAGAACGAGACGGACGACCCACCGGCGTCATCGTCCGAGCGTACATCCGGGCTTGGTCCTTCAGCGTCTTCGGAACCTCGTCCGGGTTCGCTTCGTAGTAGGCAGCGACCAAGTCCTCGTCGGTGAAATCGAAGTAGTGGACAGGGATGTGGTGCAGTTTGCAGTGCGCGGCCAACTTGCGCTCATGGTCCTGCGTCAAGCCCTTCACCAACTTCATGTAGGGAAATTCCAGGCCGGCTTGCTTTGCCGTGCCCAACTCCGTCAGGGGCGGGCGACCCTTGTCCACCCACTCCTCATATCGGGGGCTGTTCTCTGGAATCCCTGTGAAAATCAATGGCATCTCGTTCCTCCCTAGTAGCCTGTCCCGCCGTCATACTCGTTGAAGTCCGTAACGACGACGGTCCTGCTGTTGACGCTCTGCCGCTCGTCCATCGTGGCGATCATGCGGCGCAGTTGTTCGGTGTATGTGACGAAGTCGTCCTGCCAGGAAGAATCCTCCTCCTTCTTCTTGGCCTGGACCACCGCGTACATCACCAAGAGATCATGGTGGATGACCGGAAGTTCGTATGGGGAATGATCGTTTGCTGTCAGGTCGGTCGGGTTGGGCACATAGCCCAGCCGAAGGGTGACCGCAGACGAGGGCCTTGGAAACAGGACCAGGCGCATCGGGTTGGACCCTCGCCAAGAAGCAACTCGACGCGTGTACGGGGTCGTGCGAATCGGGTCCCCAAAACCGTCCATCAAAGTGGAAAGCTCGTTGTACGGCACAATCGGAAGCAAGGTGCCGATTCCTGTCGCATCGCTTGATATGTCGTGGAGCGACAGCAACTTCACGGGTTCAGCGATGTTGAAGATTCCCCCGGCCGCCCCGCTGGTGCCGGAGACGTTGACCTCTCGGGAGTTCGCCGTATAGGTCCCCGTAGCGTCCAACTCCAGGGTCGGACCCTCGACCTCGGCGATCTCCGCCCAGACCTGACGCCGTCCCTCGTTGATCCAGTCGTTGACTTCCGCCCGGGTCCAGAAGACACCGCTCTCGGGGATGTCCCCATCAACAAGGGGTTGGTCCAACTTCCGGCTGACCCGCTGGCGCATGACTTGAAGGGTGGCCATTACAACTTCGCCGGGCCGGAACCGCCGGCGCTGAAGAACTCACGACCGCTAAAGCCCGCTCCTGTCGACTCTGCATGGGCAAAGCGGCTCTCATGCCGGATCTCGCCGTGGTCGACCCTGTCGATTGCGGCAGCGCGGCGATCCCGGCGCACCTTGTCGTCCAACTCGTCCGAGAAGCCTTCCGTCGTCTGGTAGTAGTCTCGGATGTTCTTGAGCCTGGGGAGCCAGTGCCGGCTCAGGTAGGCTGCAAGTTCGCCCTGGCTGGCGCTGGTGGCCCACCAGGGAGGACACAACTTCAAACCCATGCGCTGACCCGACTTCCCCTTCAGGGTCAGTCTCCAGGCCCCGTAGGACGCCCCGGGGGGACGCTCCTTCTGGCCAAAGGTCGTCCACCAACGACCCATCGGACGCCATTCCAGCGCAAGACGCGGGTCGATTTCCCTCAAAGCCCGCAACACCGTCGAGTCAGGAATCTTGTCCGTCGTCGCACCCGCATTGATAGGCAAAGACTTCCCACGACGCTGTGCTTGAGCAGTCCACCCCGATTGGGCGGCCTGTGCGGCGAGTGGGTCTGGGAAAATGGCAGGCATGCAAGTCCTTGAGAGCCCCCCCGGGCCGCTTTGCCAGAGTCGGCGACCCGGGGGGGATATGTACCGCTGTGTGCGACCCTGTCCCTAGAAGTCGTACACGCGGGCGGCACCGATGCCGAACGCCTCGTCAGCCCCGCCGATCCGGACGAGCTTGCCGAGGGCGTTGGGTTGCGTGGTGCCGAGGTTGCCGAACAGGCGGATGGCGAACTCCCACTCGTCGCCGTTGCTGGAAGCCTGGCGCAGCACGGATCCGTCGTTCTCGATCAACTCCACATCACGCAGGACGTACATGTGCAGGCAATCGAGGTTCAGGGCGTACAGCCGGTCGTACGGGCACTCCCGGTCAACGACCACGGGGATGTCCATGTCGCCGGCGTTGTAGACCAGCGAGACCGCCTTGAAACCACCAGGGAACTCCTGGGGCACGAAGCGCCGGTCGCCGACCATCAACTGCTGGATGGCGTACTGCACCGACCGGTGGGTCAGGAACACGTCCGGGTACAACCCACCGCGCTCCTCGGAGAGGTACACGATGTTCTGCAAGTGCGTCTCCGACAGCGCCGCACCGGCGAGGTCCATGACGTTCCCGCGCCAGTACTCGTTGTTGTTGGGGTTGCCGTCCCCGTCCAACGTGCTCCGAGAGATCCCCTCCAGCGTATCGAGATCGAAGCCCATCGCCGTGAGGTCTGTGGGCATCGTGGTCGTGTCGTCAATGAGCATCTCCAACCCATCGAAGGCACGGGCGGCGGCGGCGGCAGTGGTCTGCGTACCGCTGCGGACCAGCAGGTCCCCGTCATCGATGGGGTCGGCGATGTTGCCCGTGAACGTCACCTGGGTGCGGTTGGCGGAAGCCACCGACGCCACCGTGAGGCCGGAACTGTGAACCGTGCCGTTCTGCTGATCCACGATGTCGATCAGCATGTTGGGGCTGAGGTAGCGGTTGCCGTAGGTGTTGAACGGGTCGAGCGCCTGCGCCTGGTGCAGGTTGACCGTAGCAACTTCGCCGTGCGCGCCGTTGATGCGCGCCAGAACGCCAAGGGGCGTGCCGTACACGTCGATGTTCAAGTCCTTCCGGGCGTCGGCGATCAGGCCGTTGACCTCGGTCTTGACCATCTCGCCGAAGGCGGCGTCCGAACCCTGCGTCGCCGCAGCGCCGAACTCCGTGAATCCGCCGACGCCGTGGTAGATGCGACAGCCGATCTGGGCGTTGGTGTACGCCTGCCGTTGCGCCGTGGGCAAAGCCGTGCTTTCCCCGCCAGGACGCATCGAGCGGTTGCGACCGGTGCGGAGGGAGTGGAAGAAGGCGCTGCCTCCCCACTTCTCCTTGCCGATCCGCTGGAGCATGCCGAGGGCGATGGTTTCGTTTTGGAGTTGATCTTGAATGCCGGGGCCGTACTTGCGCTTGAGCAACGCGGCAGCGGCAGAGTGGGTCTGAAGAGCCATGACCGTTTACCTCATGTTCGATGTTCTGCGAGAATTTGCCGTTCGATGTCGTCCTCCCACTGCCGCCGCTCCGGAGTGCCCATCGCAGGACGCTCCTGAACAGCGGGAGATGTGGGTGGCGACGGAGCGGACATGGCCGATTTCGTGGCGTCCGCCTGCTCCTGCTTCGTTCTGGCCCACGCCTTCTTCCGCCCGTCGATACGCTTGACCTCGCGGTCAAACAACCGCTGTGCTTCGGCCTCGGCATCGAACTGACGGTTCATGTTGAGGGCCAACAACGCCCTCTCCGCGAGCCTTTCCTTCGTATCATCGGCGTCCTCCCACTGCCGCGCCGACACGGCCCGATCGATGGAGTGCAGGGCATCCCTGCGCGCCATCAAGTCCTGTTGTTCCGACAGCTTGCGCTCCACCTCTGCGGTGCGACGCAGTGCCTTCTCTGCCGGGTCCTCCCACTCGTCCTCGACAGGGGCGGTCGGGGTCTGGGCAGCGTCCAGGCGCTGAATCAGGCCGGAAGCGATCTCGTCGGACCGTCGAGCCCGTTCTTCCGCTTCCCGCGTCCTGGCCAGCAACTCTTGGATGCGCTCTTGCGCCCTGGACTGCCGTTCTTCCTGCTCCGCAGGCTGCTCCGTAGGCTGTTCCTCGACAACCTCGTCGGTCGTCTGCTCTTGCACCTCGGTCGTCTCTTCAACGTCGATCATCGAATCCTCCCTTCTCGCCGAAGACGCCCTTTACGCCGGGCAGCGATGTCTCCGAGTCGAAATCCACCCGGACAAGCCGGGCTCCCACCCCGTCGTCACGCCCTTCACGCCGGGCCGCGATGTGGCGACGAGCCGATGTCGGGTGAAAGCTCATTCAGCCTCCACCTCCGAACGGAGAGGGAGCAAAGGATTCACCACCTGGGCCACCGGGAGACGGCTGTCCGCCCGCGGGAGGTCGGGTTGGACCGCCTCCCCCCATAGGCCCGGATGGGGGACCCATCCCTTCCGTTGGAACCTGGGGCATCCCGCCGGCGGCCTGCGCCGCCTTCTGCTGCAACAGGTTCTCATGATCCGCAAGGTGGGCGGCGAGAGCCTGGGCGGCTTCGGGGTGCTCTTCAGTCCATGTCCGGTTTTGCAACCGGGCGATGTGCAGACGCATGTGGAGTTGGTGGTCCTCCCAGGGCTGCGCCACCAACGGCCGCCCTTCCTCCACATCCACATGCTCTGCGAACGCCTGCGCCCGGTCCTGACGGGCCGAAGACAGACGTTGATCCACGGCCGGCATCTCCAACATGGACATGAGCCGATCGGTGTCGAAGGAGCCGTCCTCCTTCATGAACAACATGGGGGCGACTTGCAGCAGTTGCAGTGCGCGGTCCTGCTGCGCCGCCTTTGATTTCGGGAACATCGAGCCATGGACGACCGTGACATCCGCCACGCGTTCCACGTCCGCAGCCTTCAGATAGTGGACCTCCGCACGCCCGGCGTCTCCCAACACCCGGAATGCACGATCCTCGGTATAGAACCGCTTGATCAGATTCAGAACCAGGCGACCGGAATCCCGCAAGGAAGACTCCGTGTTCAGCGCCAAAGGCACGAAAGAACGCATCGCAGCCTCCTGAAGCCCATACAGGGCGGAGGCGCTTCGGACATTCGGAGGGTTTTGGCCAACCAGCGGGTCGTTGATGCCGCTGATCGTCTGCATCCCGTTCAGCGCAAGCGACATCACGTTGGGGTGAATCGTGGGAGCCGGCGGAGGCGAAACCGCCACGACCTCCATCCCTGGAGTCTTGGTAATGACCTCCCCGGGACGGTCGTTGATCGAGGTCTCCTTGATCCCGCTGCCCTTGTCCACGACCCACTTGGGATTGCCCATGAGGTTCATGATCTCGTGGTAACGGCTGACCGCACGGTTGTGCATCGTCTGCAAGGGGCGCAGATGCTTTACGTAGCCATCGCCCCAGAAACGACCGGGAACCTTGATCCCCCGGAAAGCGACATAGGGGAAGCTCCCACCATAGGGGTTGTCCCGCTCGTCCAGCGTCCGCTCATTGGCGATGGTCACGACCCGGCCGCTTGGGTGCTTCTTGCTGGGGCGCTCCCAATACTCGATCACCCTGACCTGATCCCGGGTGTCCTCGGACAGCATACTGCTGGTGCCGCGGTCGAAACGAAGCGACTGCTCGTAGTTGTAATACTCCGAGGCCGTCACGTCCGGCGCTATGTCCTTCGCCGCAGAACCCATGCGATCGCGCAGCAGGTCCACATGCACGAAGGACTCCTGCGCCACCCACCGGGCGTCGTCCAGCCGAGAGGCCGAAGGGTCCACGAACATCTGGAAGGGCGAGACGACCCGGATCTGGACGTCGCCGGTCCTCACCTCGACTTCTTCCGGTTCCTCGGGAAGTCCGGGGACGAAGAACTCGTCCTCGTCCTCCGCCTCCTGCTCCAGACCTTCCTCCAGGGTCGGGGCATCCGGGGCACCGGCCATATCGGAGCCCACGCCCTTGGGGATCAGCACCCCGTCCCCCGCCGTGGCGTCCCAATCGACCCGCCAGAACCCCGTTCCGCAGATCAAGGCCCACAGCAAAGCCTCTGACAGCTTGTCCGTGCAGTTCAGACGATCCCAATGCCACATCATCAGTGCATCGAAACCCAAAGCGGCAAGGACGTCGTCCTCGTTGTCCGTCCTGGGCATCGCCGAGAAAACGGGACGCCGCTCGATCAGCATCGCCTGCTGCCGCATGATCTGCGGAAGCACCTGATTGTCCACCACCCGGATACGCCAAGGAACGACAGGACGCTGCCGGAGCCGCCCCGCCGTGTGATCCCAAGCGGTCCACTGGTCACCCCGGAAGAAGGCGACAGCCTCCCACCAGGCCCACTGGAAACTCTGAAGGATCGACTTGGTCTCGTTGACCACGCCGAGCACATCCCTAGCCGTGTCGTCCAAGGCAGCGCCCTTGAAGGGCATCTTGTAGACGTTTTTCGGCATCAGTTAGGGGATCCCAGGTGAATGGCGTTCCACTGATCGACCTGATCGGGATCGTCGGGGTCCATGCCGGAGTCGGACATCAGAACACGCGCCAGGGCGTCGTCGCCGACAAACCCCAACCTAATCTGCTCTGCGACCTTTTCCTCCATGGACATGGCGGCGGCCTCGTTGGACAACAACTCAAGACGAGCCATTTCCCGGTGGGTTTCGGCAGAGAGCACATCGCGCACCGCCTCACCCCTCACCCTGTCCAGGGCTCCGAGCATGAACTCATGAGTCTGCCGACGCTCCCGGCCGGCCTCACCCTGCGCCCGCACCACAAGCCAGGCGAGGATGAAACCTTGAAACAGCACGGCTGCCGAAAGAGACAGCCAAGCAGCGACGGGAGCGCCGGCGTCCACTAACCGATCTTGCCGCTCGCCGCCGACTTGGCGTCCTTGGCCGAGGACGACTTGGTGCCGCCGCCGCCGAGGCTCGTCTTGGGGGTGCCGCCGTGCTTGCGCTGCACGGGATCCGTGCCGACGTCGTTGGCGGGGAAATTGCGCTTGGAATTGTACTTCTTGCTCACGGGGGGCCTCCTAGAAACAGGTTCCCAACACGGGGTGCATCGCTTCTTCCGAAGACGACATGTTCAACGCTTCGGGATCGATGAACCCGAGTCGCCTGGTCTCGGCCGTTCCTTCGGAATCGGCCACGGTCTTGCTGACAAGCGCACCTCCCATGCCCTTGTCCAGAACACCACCCACCAGCGCAATGCCGAGAGCGGTGATACGGTCGTCGTAGGCGTAGGGTCCGCCCGAGGGCATCTCCTTTGCCTTTCCGGTGCGCGGGTTGGAAACAACAATCCACTCACGCATCTCCCGAATGGTGTCCGGGTCGTTCAAGACAAGCCTGCGGTTTCTGACTGCGGACTTCAACTCGTCCACCATCCTCGACCGAGCCTTGGCGCTCATCGTCCAACCCCAGGAGGGCTTCGGCTTGCGCTTGACTCCATCGAACTCGATGCGACGGTACATATTCCACTGTCCTAGCGCCTGAAGCCTGTTCAAGACGCTGATCCCGGGGCCGTTGATTTCAGGTACGACAAGTGCGTCGTTGTACCACCCCGCAAGCGCATGCAAAAGTTCAGCGAAATCTTCGGGTGGAAGACGGCCATGCAGACAGGCCACTTGCTCCCAACTCGTCAAGTCCACAACCTGCCCGCAGGCGTAGTCTCCGTTAGGTTTCCCGTAGCAGGAGTCTGCTCCGATGACGTACTTTCGACCCGGCTGCGGAAGAGCCCAGACCTGAACGGGGCCGTCCGGGTCGTTCTTCAGCGTCCACATCGCCCGGTCCTGGCTGTCGACCCTGGATGCATCGACATCGAAAGAGACTCGCTGGGCCACCGTGCTTCTCGACCTGTCCCAGGCGGCGCGCTCATAGTCCTTCATAGCCCCGACATCGAAGACCTTGCGTCCGGAAGAGACGAACGCCTCCTCGGGGAGCACAGGGTACTCCTGATGGAACATATGTAGGTCGCCGTCGCACTTGTCGGCTATTGTGCGCCTTCTCCACTCGATCTGGTAGGGCGTGGCCCCGAAGCGGTCGGACAGCTTGCGTTCGTCCTCGTCGTAGTCCTTGACGTAACGGGCAATGCCCTTGTTCGTGGACACGTCGATCGGCATCCCCTCCGGACGCACCTGATAGCCGGGGTGCTCCAGCCAGGACAGGAAGACGGGGAGGTAGGCGGAGCGGCTGGCGGAAGGGTCGACCAGTTGCCACACGGGCCGCCCTTTGTCGTCGGGGCGCATATCCCACCCGTCCGCAGCCCGTCGCCAAAAGTCGTGAAACCAGTTGCCGACGCCGTTCGCGGTGGACTCCACGAAGACCCAGGTGTTGCGGGCGTCCGGAATGCCCTGCGAAAGACCTCCCCAGAAGGTCGCAGGCTCCGCCCAAAACGCCGCCTCGGAGCAGTGTGCGGCGTGATAGGTCGCAGAACGACCCTTTCCTGCGTTCGCCTTGGAGGAACCGCCAAGTGCGGCGGTCTTCACAATGAGGCGGCTACCCATGCCTGGGTCGGACTTCCTCAACTTCACCTTCGGCTGGTCGAAGACGATCTCGCTTTGGTTGAACTTGTCCACAAGCGGCTTTATCAGGTCCGGCAGGGACTCAAAGTACAACCGGAACATGCCGTAGATGTTGTTGACGGCTTCTTCTTCGTGGGCAACGATGATGCTGGTGGCGTCTCTGAAGAAGGCGGTGCGCCAGAAAAGCATCCCTTCGCAGAGGGTCGAGATGCCCATCTGCCTTGCCTTTAGAATGACCGTCCTGACGGGCTGTCCGGAGGCGTACTGCCGCAGGCTTTCCACGTAGAAGCGGCGTTGGGCCGGCGTCCAGTTGTCGAAGCGCCGCCGCCCACCTTCCTTGGTGCGGATATCCATGAACTCATGGAGCAAGAAGGCGGGATTGCGCTGAATCAGGCGCAGTACGTCGAGCAGGGCTTCGCGTTGCTTTGCCGTGCTCCAGGGATGCGCCTTTGCCGGGTCTTCCGGGGCGAGCGCTCTGAAAAGAGCCCACTTTCTCCACAACTCCTCGGCACTTCGACCGACATACCACGGAGGCCGGAAGGACGAGAGGTCGGGCGTCGTCGTCAGCGCGGCCTCCGAAGCTCCCCGGGCTTGATCCGCACATTGCGGGTCCTCTCCTTGGTCAGACTCCACTCCTTTCGGTAGCGAGCCTGCCCCGTGGCGAACCTGCTGCGCTGTTCGGCGTCGGCCAGGGGAGAAACCGGGTCTCCGGACACATGATCGGCACGCGTCTTCACGGGGTCGCCAACCGAGAACCTGTTTCTCTTGCCGGCAGGTCGGTCCATGCAGTCGCGCGGGATGCTCATGCGTCCTTCTTCTTCTTGGAAGCCGCCTTCTTCTTGGGGGCCGCCTTCTTCTTCTTGGGGGCCGCCTTCGCCTTGTTCTTGTTGGCGACCTTCGACCCGTCCTTCGCCCTGGTGTATTTCAGGCCAGGCATCAGGTGCGGCTCTCGGAGATCGAGATCGAGTCGATGTTGACGATGTTGCTGGCGGCCCCGCCGAGCAGTCGAACGAAGGGGTGCCAGTCCGTCTTGCCAGTGGTCACGGACCCGATCGACTCACCGACCTTCGTGTCGTTGATCTTCGCAATGATGCCGCCGGCCGAGTTCAACTCGACGGTCAACGTGGTGACGCCGGTGGAAACGGACGTTCCAAGCTGGGTGTCGGTGTTCGCTGCCCCCGTGCTGGACCGGAACCGCCAGTTGGCAGAGTCGACGGATGAGTACATGAAGGCAGCCATGTCGGGCGTGCCCGTGACAGGCGCATCGACATCGCCAACCCCTGCATCGTCGGTCCATCCGGCGAGAAGGAACATCGAGGTCGCAACGGTCAGGGAGTTGAGGCGGACGACGAGTTTGCAGTTTTTCGCTGCACTCCACCGACCGCCGCCGAAGATCATGGACTTCCAGTTAGACCCACCGGTAGTGACTAGAGCCCCGCAACTGTTGACAGCGTTACTGACCTGGGCCGTGCCGCCGGACAGGTGAGCATCGAGACCGTAGAGGGCATCGATGTTGGTCGTGCCCGTCTCGTCAAAGTCCTCCCAGAAGGCGCGCTCGCCTCCGGTGAGGTTGATCTTCGACAGGTCGATGTTGGCGTCAGCGGCGATGTTGCGGTTCTTGATCATCGGTTTTTCCTTTTCGGATCGGTCCTCACAGTTGACCCCCGCATGCGCGGGATACTCGACCTCCGGTTGGTGAGATTTGGAACGAACACCTTGACGCTAGTCAAGTTCCGCAATACGTTGCACCACATGCCAAGACAAACGAAAGACAGTGTCCTCTACGTGCGGGTCAACGACGATATGCACGGGCGGCTGAAGACGCTTTCGGAGGACTCCGACATCCCGATCAGCCAACTGGTGCGGCGCATGATCAAACTGTCGTTGCCTGCATGCGAGCGCAACGTCAGAGAAGATCGGCTGTCTCTGCTGTGACCAAGTTCTTGGAGGATTCGTTTTCGTCCAAGGCGGCGACAGACCGTTACCGAGACGGCTGGGACCGTCTTTGGGGCGATGGACTGTCCGAGGATGCGAGAACCGTCCTCGACCTCCTTCGATCAGCCAAGGGGGGGCGAACCATCAAAGGGATCGCCCAAAGGTGCGGATGGTGGAGACCCACCCCGGGGGGCGACAAGCGCAACAAGACGGTCAAGGGTACATGGGGGGACGGGACAATCCCCGCCAACGAACACAGAGCCCTCACCGCCTGCCAGGAACTTGAAGCGGCTGGGTTGGCCGAGGAGCGGATGAGCGCGCGTAGCAACCGCTGGAGGGCGAAATGACGATGGCTCGCCGACGAAAGCGCAGGGAGAAACCCCTGAAGCACCCCGACCGCTGTCCGCACTTGCACTGCTGGAGCGCCGAAAGCGGCCTGATCTGCAAGGCTTGCCGGTTGTATGTCCGCCTTGTGGAAGGCGATGACGGCGACCCTCGGCTAACCGCCTTGTTTCCCAACCCATGAGTTTCGACGCAGACGAGCAGTGGTACATCTGCTTTGAGTGCGACTGTCGTTGGCGTGGCCCGAAGGACAGCGAGGCGGAGTCTTGCCCCGATGACGGTTGTCCTGGCTACGGAGAACCGTTGGAATGACGCAGGTACGACTGACAGGGATCGAGTGCGCCCAAGCTGCTCTCATCGCCACCCGAAGACGCCTTGAGAACGTGCGAATTCACAGCCGCACCGACGCCCACGGCTTCGACCCCCAGCACGCTTGGCACGCGGAGATAGAGGGGGTCATGGCGGAGATGGCGTTGGCGAAGTTCCTTGGCGTCTACTACGCCGGGAAGGGCGAGTTTCGTGGCGCCGACGTGGCTCCGAACCATCAGGTGAAGCAGACGACGTACTCTGCGGGCCGTCTGTGCCTGAACTTCGGCAACGTGGAGGACAGCCACAAGTATTGGCTGTTGGTCGGTCGCGACGGGGACTACGAGGTCAAGGGTTGGATTTGGGGTCGTGACGCTCAGCGCGACGAGTGGAAGGACGACCCTCTGCTTCGGACGAAGGGGCGTTCAAGGGAGGCGTGGTTCGTGCCTGCTTCTGCGCTGAATCCGCCGCTGGGCTAGTCCTTGTCGGGCGTCTGCGTGGGGGGCGGGGAAAGCCGATCCCTTGCCGCATCCGAAAGCCCACCCTTGTCCTCTAGTTCCGCCAACCGCCAGTCTGTAGGGAAGACCTCGACTACAGGGACCTCATCAACCCCCGCCTCGATCGCCGCCAACGCACGATGGCGACCTTCTTGGCTCAACCTGCCCGATGACCAGTCAAGCACCAGCGTGGGGAACGACTCGCCTTGCCGCATCCTTGCGGCGTAGTCCGCCACCTTGGCCCCATGAACACCTGCGTCCGGACCCGTTCCTTTGCCGCCCGAGGCGGAAATGTCGAGGTATTCCTGCGGGGTCATTGTTCTCTGGTGGTATTCGTAACCCTTTTCCCTGCGGAAGTAGTCTCGACGACCCGGATCCTTGAGCATGTTGTCGATGAAAGGCATGTCCGTGGTCGTAGGATCGAACGGACCCCGCGTGGGGGGCGGGGGGGAGGGGGAGCGGCCTTTCATTATCTGCTCTCTGCTCCAGGCCAGCCCTCCACGGTTCTTTGGCTCAAGAGAAATTATTGCAGGGTCCAAGACGGCGACAGTCTCACCTCTCCGGTCCAACCCCAATGACTTGCTTGTCGAACTCGATTCAAGGAATCGAACAGAATCGTATCCACGATCTCGCAAAGCCTGAGCAAAGCCCTGCTGGTCGATAAGCCAGTGAATGTCCTCCTGTCGAAGTCTTGCCACGGAAGGCCCCTCATACTCACGCACAACCTCAAGAGCCTTCTTCCGCAGATCGGACGGAATTGTGGACGGATCGGTGAAGTCCAGTTGCTTCTGGGCGTTTACTTTTGCAGTCAGAAGGACATCATCACGTTCATACTTGTTCTGCCCATAGGACCGGGCCACATCTTTCTGTGGAGAGAGGAAAACCGCTTGGTTCTGAATTTCCTTTGTGTCTCCGAATGGGCCACTTCTTCTCCCGGTGGACAGGGAAAACCCCTCGGACTCGATCTGGTCGGCAACGTGACGACCTGTCCCGTGATACAAAACCTCCCCTGGCGCAGACTCCTGCGAAGCCCTTATGTCATTCAACTCGCCCTGTAGTTTCTTGATGATTTCTTTGTTGCCCCCCCGAGATTGCGAACGAATCCACTCCCTAAACGACTCGTTCGACTCTAGTGCTTCAACTGGAACCGACTCCATAGCCCCCGTCTGCGCGGGCGTCTGCGTGGGCGTCTGTGGCTCCGGCGCTACAGGCTCCGGCTTGCCGGCTTCGTAGGCGGCGCGCAGGGCCGGGCGGCCGGTGGAGGGGGCGGGGGCGGGGGCAGGTCGGACATTTTTAATGTCCTCCAATATGCGCTTCGCCACTTCGGCGTGACTGGCGCTCTGCTCACCGTAGCGCACGAACTCCGCCTCAAGTTGCCGCAGAACGTTTGGATCCGGGTCGGCCGCCATCTCCTCCACGACAATCTGCATCTTCATGCGATCTTCGGCGCTGTTTGGGCGAAGCTCCAACAGGCGGTTGAAGATACTCTCCGGGTGGATGCGGCCAATGTCTCGGCGGAACCTCTCCATGTCCGCAGCGACCCACTCATCTTGCGCCTCAGCCAACTCTCGCCGGAACGCCGGGTCCCTCTCAAGCGCCAGATCCTCGTCAAACCTCCGTTCAAGACCGGAAAGGTGCCTGTTGATGTTTTTCCAGTGCTCACCGAAGGCGTCGTCCGCCATCCCTTCAAGGGACACGTCTCGCACGGGGGGCCTGCTGAGGCCCAGTGGGATCTCCTCGGAAGTTGCCACCAACTCCGGCCTAGCCTTGGCGTGCGCCTCTCGCACCCCAGCCCGTCCAGGCTTCGGAGCCCGCGCTTCGTACGCAGCGCGCAGGGCCTCGAGGGCGCCATGGCGCGCGCCTCCTCCCGCATGCGTGCGGCCGGTGGAGGGGGCCGATGCCAGCGTCCTCTCAAGCACCCTGGCTGCGGATATGAGGTCGATGGTTCCAGACAGGAGAGCGTCGTCGTCCAACCCCAGGAAGGCTTCGGATCCAAGGTCCTCGTAGGCGTTCAGGGCATGTCCAAACCTGTCGGCGGCCTTGCTCTGTGGTGAATTTAGCGGCAGAGACAGACTGTGAGCCTTGAACCCTGACAAAACCCACCCAAGTTCCCTTTCGCCTCGCCCCCAACGAGGATCAGTCGGACCAGGCTCTCGGATTCGGGGGTCGTACTTCATCAACTTCTTCTTGAGTTGACGTATCAGGGACAGGTCTGCCTGATTAAAGCGCCCCATCTCAATCATGTCGTCGCTTGCAGCCCACCTCTGCACAGCCAACTCGGCGGATAACGAGCTAGGCTTGTAGCCCAGATCGACGGCCGTATACGCCTCCTTCGTGGCGATGCGCTCATCTCTGGCAGGGGCCAATCCCTCTGCCGGACCCAGGATCGAATCATCCCCGCGAAGAAGTTCAAAAGCCGCTCTCCGGGCAGCAGGAGACTCCGGTTGCGGAGTCCGAGCCGGGGGAAGCAGGCTGTCCAGTCTGTCCGCTGCCTGGACGAGGTCGACGCGCCTCGGAAGCAGATCCTCAAAGAGGAACTCGCCCGGAACGGACTCTTCAAAGGCACCGGGCCGATAAGGGCTCGCATCCGCACGTTCATAGGCGTTCAGGGCGGAGACGAAGTCGTCCACCGCCGCCTGAGCCACGGCCCGTGCCTCCGGGTCCGTGACTTGTTTCAGGCGGTCGGACCACCAAGCACCGGCAACAGGCCGAGATTCCGCAGGAAGATTCCGGGGGACATACGAAGGGTCGAGAGCCATGCGACCGGACTCAACCTCATTCCACGCCCTGACGGCTTCCGGGTGTGGGGACATCAACACCTCGGAGCGCAACCGGCTGACCAGGGCCGCCTCGTCGGCGGAAAGACCAGCCTGCCCCGCATGACCGCCCTTGGAGACCGCACTTCTCCACGCCGCCAACTCGTCCCCCACAGGGTCGCCGAACTTCGGGGCGGCAGGCTTCGGAGCCCGCGCTTCGTACGCAGCCCGCATCGACGCACGACCCGAAGGGGGCGACAAAGACTCCCCCGTCAGATTCTCGTAAGCGGAACGGGCCGCTGCCGCCTCATGGGCAGGCGTGCGAGGATCCGAAGCCAAGTCATGCAACTTCTCGGCTTTGCCCCTACGACCCGAAACAGGGGCCGCCGGTGCCCCATGCACAGGACCACCCGCAAAAGTACGCCAACCGCCAGGCACGGAACGAGTCAACCCAGGCGTCTGCGTCAACCAACGCCAAGCCCTCCCTCCAACCCTGCCCACCGGGCCAGCAACACCCATCAACGCAGCGTCCAGCGCAGCACGCTCATCGTCAGGCGTCAGAGGAGGCAACTCGCCACCACCACGACGAGCCAAAGACCTCGACATCAACCCAGGAGCGGACGACGCAAGATTCAACAACGGATCCACGAAGAAGTCGCCGTAAGCACGCACCTGCTCGCCCGCATCCAAACCCGGCTGCGCCACAAGACCATCGACCATCAAGGGATCCACACGGGAAGGATCCACGCCGGACTGGTTGACCAGATCGCCGGAACGAAGGGCGTCAAGCAACAGCGCAGAAGCCATGCGCTCGTCGTAAGCAGCGCGCGCCTCCTCCTCCGCAGCCTCAGGGGTCAACGTCTGATCAGGACCCCAAGGATACGCCAACTCACTGACGTAGTTCCGCCACTCAGCTTCGCTACGAGACTTCGGACCCGCCATTCAAAACACCCAGCCAAAACCCTCAGACATCACAAAACCCTACACCACAACACCCAAAATCGAAGAGCAAACCAAAACCCACACCCAAACCACCACAATCACACAACAACCACACCAACCCTTGACAACACACACAAACCCCGATGTAGGCAACTACGCGCACGGCTCATCAGCGACCCCCGACAAGGGGGAAGCGCGCCAACAAGGCGCAAACCCAACGGGGCCCCAAACGAAACCACCGTACCCCCAAAAGATATAGCCAAGCACGCAAAGACGATTGCAGCAGGAACCCACACCTCAGACCCGGTACCCTCGGCCCCCCACCCCCCGGTCCGGCCTGCCGGGCTGGACGGTCAGTCGTGGCGGGTGCGCCGTCGACTGGACGTGACGCTGCGGCGGGGCTGGGTAGAGGCTACCGACGGCGGGGCGTCCACCGCCGGCCCGGCTTGCTCGGCGAGGGAGGGGACCCCGACCGTACAAGGCACGTCGATGACCGGGCCGTCCTGGCCTGACGCCAGGGCACCGGCGAGGTTGACGGTGACCGACACGGCGGTCGCGTGCGCGGGAGCGTTCCCGCCGCCAAGGGGCACACCGATACCA